TGTCCCACAACGTCCCAATTCGCAAGCCATGCATCTGCCCCAAAGTTATCATATGTACCTGATGCTTTTGACAGTTCTTTTGCTGACACTTGAGATAATCCTTTCTGCCATGTCGATACAACGCCATACTGCGTACTCACAACTGTATTTCCAATCTTCGCACCAACAGGAAATTTCATCGTCTGTACATCTGGCACTTTTACTCCAAGCAATTTATATAGATTGTTTGCTACTTGTTCTGTACGAACATGGTCATCCGTTCTGGGGCTTTTGATGTAATATTCTTTACCATCGACTTTACTTGTAAATACACCGCCTAAGTTTGAGCCTTTTTGACCGCCTGTTTGTTCCAGATCGTCCCATAATACACCCTTGCTTCGCTCTTGAGCTTTTACAACTTGCTCTTTTGCTTCCTGTACGGCTGTCTGAACGCCCTTGGACGCTTGCTTCAAGGTTTCCTGTTCGCTTATATCCAGATCGTCAAACACCTTCTGTTGGGACGCTGAGAGTGTTTTCCCCGATGCAAACTTTTTCTTTATTCCTGTTTTAACCGATGCAATGGTTGCTTGGGTTTGTATTTCATCCTTGAGAATAGCGATAGCTTTTACATCATCAACTGCGTTTCCTGTTAATTGACCCTTGCCTTTAAGGGAGTTATACGCCTTTTTGTGAACGCTGTATCCTTGACCACCCGCTTTCATAAGGCTCAATGTCTCTTCCGCTTCGGCTAATTCCTTTGCTAACTTCTTGGTGTTTTCCAATCCATCCACAAATGCTGTCTTAATATCTGGCTCGACCTCATCCCATGCGGTTTGTTCTTTAGCGTTTAAAGGCTTGTTCGCTTTGATCTTGTTCTTAGCTTGAGACACAAGCACTGCGGTATTAATCTTATCAACTCCCGCTTGAACCATTGCTTTTAGCTCGACTGCGGGAAAAATTAATCCTTTATCTTTCTTAATTTTTTTAAAAACTTTAAGTTGGTTTGCCCCACCTTTCCCTGCAACGAGACTCACAATAAAATCTTGAGCTTCTTCTTCTGCTTTTTTAGCTATCTTTGTTTTTAAAATATCTTCTTTGGCATCTTGTTTTGCTTTTTGTTTCGCTTTCTTATTCTTTTTAAGTACTGATGTTCGACCCGCATCGACTAACGCTTTTAACTCTGCCAGTGATCGTGGCTGACTGTTCTGGTTGACCAGATCAACAAACCCAATCTTTTTACTATTCCAAAGCTCCCACTTATCATCTCCCAATATATCTTTCTGGAACTTAATTGACTTCCCTTTAAGCCAATCCTCAAAGTTTATATTGCCCGCAACATAACCATCCATACTGCTTTGCGTTTTTCGCAATGCACTGAGCGTTGCCACATTGCTTAAACCTTTTGCTTTGTACGCTTTTGTTAACTGTTCTTTGTAAGTATCCTTATCAACTTCGGGTAAGGGCTTATTCGCAATTTCATTCCAAGGCTTTAGAAGCCCTATAACAGTACTACGGCAATTAAAATGGGCGGGTGGGGCTGACCATGCAATGCTGTGACCTACTGGTTGAAAGTCCAAGTCCCACACTAATCCAGATCGTGCTTTGCATACATCTGATGTTCTTGAATCCAATGTGGCTAACCATTGGTATCCGTTCATAATATCTTGGTTTGCACCAATGGTTTCTACGGCTGATGCATTGTTAACGGCACTTACGCTTGAACGAACCAACGCTTCTGCGTTTCTACGGCTTGTATTCATTATACCATTGGTAAAATTAGCATCTCTTGTGCCCCGAACCCTTTGAATTAGGGTCTGTACGCTGTCACCAGAAGCAATACCCATACGCATTTGTTTTGAAAAATTAGACTTTAAAAAAATAGATTGTTGTTTCCAATATGATTTTACCACATCTCCTTGCAATAAAACCGTTGAATTGAGTTTATTTAATACCGATGCTGACGGTAATGTTGCACCTAAATTAACCCGCAACGCTTTGTTTATTGAATTAACAGTAGCTTTTGCTGATGCTTTGCTTACTTCTTTTAACGCATTGGCATTAGTTTCTGATATTTTACTAAAGTTTTTTGTTATTGTCGCTTGAACTTGTTTGAGTAAAACAGCTAATCGCCTTGCCCTGTAATTTGTGCCAACCCCAGTAGGGTCTATCTTTTCTAACCTTTTTTGTATGTCTATCTCTAGGTCATCCAAAAGGCTTTTAACACTGGCGACTTCTCCCGCTTTTAAACGCTCTAGGTTAATAGCATGAGTAATCACGCTATCTTGCATCGTATCGTTAGCATTTACGCCTTTTGGATTGAGCTTTGGTTTAACAGCCATATTACACCGCTATTGATAAATCTTCTTCATCCTCATCGTCTTCGTCGTCATCTTGCTCTATCTGCGGTTCTGGCAGTGGCGGTTTCATTTCGCCATCAAGCTCTTCGGTTACCTCTTCAATACTTACGTCTGGACGCAATATTTCGCCCCTCTGTAGGTTAAACAACAAGTCTTGCTGTCCCAGTGCCCCTGCTTGCCACGCTTGCACCAGTGCCGTAATTTCTTGAGGGTCTAGCCTTGAGTCTAAGAAGTCTTTATTTAGCTCGACTGTGACCATATCTGGGTCTGTTCCTTCCCATTCGGCAAGCCAACCCATTGCATTTTGCAACCCATCTGAAACCGTATCTGCAATGCTTACTAATATACTACTTTCGCCATTCCCACGCAACCGAACTGTCTCTGCTGTTTCGGCTGTTTTCTTGCTTTCTTCTAGTAACCTTGCACCCAACATAGCCATCAATGCCTGTTTTCGGTCTAATGCTTTTTCTAAAAAAGATAATCCCGCACCAGTATACTCTAACATTCCTGTTGATGCCCCTTCAGAAAGAAACCAAATAGTGCCCGAACCAATATTCCAATCGGCTTGCTCTGGGTTTCTTTGACCTATGATATATGGGGTAGGTTGGCTTGTTAGGTAATTGCCTTGCTCTAGGTCTGCCTGTGTGCGGTAATGGCTCATATTGACGTTAACAAGGTCAAGAATAGGGCTTTTCTGCACATTCGGTAGTAAGTCAGTAGGGCTAATGAACACGAATGGTATATAATCGAACCTTTCACCCCGAATGTTGGGAGTATATCGTTCTGTCTCCGAAAACTCTTGTGCTTCATTCTGGCTTTCTTCGTATATCCGAACCTCATACCCTTCTTCCGTTAATTCAAGCACCCGAAAGGTATCGTAAAACTCTGTACCGAACCCATCACGCTCTGGTCTTTGCTTTTCTTCATGCAATACAATTTGTTCGACAACTTCTCGACCTTCGATAGTCGCTGTACGCCAGTTAATTATACTTTCTGCGGTATACATCCGCAAGTATGCTCGACCTTGACCAGTAGGCGGTCTGTCCACTAATACACCACACCGCCCCATGCCCAAAACTTCTTCTGTCACGCTTTTCGCAAATACGTTAAATGGCAAACCAGTTAAGGTTATATCTTCTAAATGCTCTTCTATCTTGCGGGGGACTTCAAGCATTGGGTTTTTACGAAAAATAGCTCCCTGCAACCCCTGTAAGGTTCTACCAGAAGCCCCATAAAAAACGGCTCTTTGTAAATAGGCTTGATATTCGTAATCATGCTGTCCACTTGGTCTTGGCAAATGTAGCGTTCCCGCTTCTTTTACAACATCTTCACCCGCTATAGCGTGACGAATACGCTTCCAACCTTGTGCGTACTCTTCATATTCTCTATGTTTATAATTTACTGGCATGATATATCCTATCCAAAATAATTGCCCATCTTCATCGAACCCGCATAGGCTTTAACTTCAAGTGGGTATTCTTCGTGTATGAGATAACCGATTGCGTCTGCCATATGGTCTAAACCGCTCGTTTTATCTGGTATGCTCGTTCCCTCACGATAAACCAATCCTTCAAAACTCTTAATTAAATTGACGCACTTTGGATTGATAAAGAAACGTCTGTCACCTTCACTGCTACACAATAAGGCATTTACTTCATTAATTCTGTCTACAACTGGTGGGGCTGACCTACTGGCGACCACCTCAAACCCATACTTCTCTAAAATACTAAAGTCAGTCATGCCCACTGGTGCAGATGTTTTGCGGGCTTTTCCACTTGGGTCTGGATAAACAGCTATATGTCTGTTTGGAAACCTACCCAGTAGCGTTTGTGCCATCATATCGGTATTTGCATCGGGAATACTGATTTCATCGATAGCGTGTAACTCATCACCCGCTTTGACACATATAACCGCTGACATTGGATTAATGTTAAAATCCATCCCAATATAAAGGGTTGAGCCATCGTCTTCGGTATCTGCAACATTAAAATTGCGTTCAAATGCGTGATATACTCGACCTTGCAATGTTTCAAAACTGGCTTCAAACTCTTGTGCAAATAGCCTTGAATCCATTGCTCTTCGTGCTTGCTCTATTTCATCTGCGGGAACTCGCCCCCCTTCGATTGTTTTAAACCGAAAGCTCTCCCAGTTTTCTTCCGATGCTGAGATATTGTATAAGTCATAAAACCAATTAAACCCTTTAGGCGTTCCACAAAACACAGCTTTTCCTTGTGTGTCGGCTAGGGCAGGGCGTAATACAGCTTCCCAAAGCTCTGGGTTCATATCTTGGGTTTCATCTAATACCGCAAAGTCTAAACCAACGCCACGTAAACTGTCTGGATTATCTGCACCCCTTAATGCGATAAGACTACCGTTAACCAGTTCTATTCGTAAGTCAGTTTCATCTTTTTTGGCAATCAGCTTTGGATTAATCATGGCTTTTAAGTCTCGCCACATAATCTGCCTTGCCATTCGATAAGTTGGAGCAATATACCAACATTTACGGTTCGCCTTTCTACTAGCTGAGTGCCACAATAAAAACCGTGACAAGAAACTCTTCCCAGTACGTCGCCCCGCAACTAATACTCTAAATCGTGCTTTACTTACGGCTACCCTGCTTTGGGGGTAGGATAAGAAAAAGTCTGCCATCAATCATCCAACTGGTCAGCCGATATTGCGTATGCCCCAGATGGGTCTGGACTTAATGTGACTGTACTCTGTGGTATTTCTTGGACGGACACATCAAGTTCATTTCGTTCTGACCAACCCAACCTTGCTTTTGTAATCCATATCTGGGCAGTCACGTTTCCTTCCATCGCACTCTTAAATAATGCACCAACAACTCTTCCTGTTGCTTGGTCTGCACCGTTTTCCAGTTCAGTACGATAATATTTATATAATGTTTTCTTATCGATTTCTAATGCGTTTGCCACTTGCACTTGCGTATACCCGCTCCCCATTAATATCTTTACAAAGTTTCTTGAGGCAGGGCTTGCTTCATGCAATGGGCGACCTGTAGCTTGTTTGTTCCCCGATGAAACTTTCTTTTTATTAGGTGGAAATTCGGCTTCAATTATATTTGGCATTTGGTTTATCCCACATTGGTACTGGAAACTCACAACTTGTACAGATAACAACCATGATTTTACCCAATGCAGTATGGCTATTCCCTGACATACACCCTAATCGAAACTCATCATGTGAGCATTTTGGGCATAAACCGTAAAATGGTTTTTCGTCTGGTTCTAATTCCACATTTTTAAGATTCATGGACGCTCCTTTTACCCCATGTAACATATAATCCCAAATTATTACAAGACAAAAAGAAAAAAGCACCAAAAAAAACCCCAAATTAATGGGGTTAAGTTTGAGGAAGAGAGACTCAATCGCTAGTTTGACAGGTGAGGTGGCTACAACTGGGAGGTTATGTAGCCTTGTCGATAAAACAAATTCTCAAATAAAACCTATTAAGGAATATTAAGTCAAACTAGCTTTCTTTTTGTAGACAGAACAAAACATAAATGCAACACTTATATTACAAAATGTAATTGGTTATTACAAATTAACTATGATGTTAGAACCATTGGTGCTATATAACTTTGCATAATATATAAAAACCAAACAATGAGGCATCGAAATGATAAAATTAATATTAATAATTAAAGAATTTGAATCAAAATACTTAGATAATCCTGTCGTTGATTTTATAGCGTTGATAATGATTTTTGCTATGGTGTTCGCTATTGCATCTTGCTCAACGATTATAACGGAGTGGTAACGTGTTTACTGCTACTATGTGTCTTGCTTACGCTTTGTATTGGGAAGCGAGAAGCGAACCAGTTCGGGGTCAGATTGCAGTGTCAGAGGTTATTCTTAACCGTGTAGAAAGCAGTCAGTACCCCGACGACATCTGTGGAGTTGTTAAGCAACAAAGCAAAGGTGTTTGCCAATTTTCGTACTTTTGCGATGGTAAATCAGATAAACCTAGAAATCATAAAGCGTATTTACGTTCTATGTATTTAGCTGAACTGATGATTTCAGAGGGCGATTACATAACTGTCTTAGGAAAAGGCGTTACACACTATCACGCTGATTATGTAGAACCCTATTGGTGTAAATCACCTAAATTGGAGTTTAAAGGAAAAATTGGTAAGCATCTTTTTTACTCATCTAAAGGATGATTTTTCTTTTTGCCACTCAAATATCTAGGAACATATGTTCTTCTGTTTATTAAAAACAATAACCAACTTTCTAGCCATTTGAGCATTTAATTCTCCTGTAAAGGGGGCTGACCTTTAAGCTCACGCCAATTTGGTTTACTACCACCATGATATTCAACTGCATGACCCTCTTCGACTAAAACTTTATTTATGTTTTTATCGTTCACCAGTATTTCGCCTAAAATGCGTCCAAACTTACCTTTGGCATCTTTGTGTGTCTGTAATATGAAATTTATGGGAACAAGCTCTAACAGGCGTTTTTTAGCGTTCAAGCCAAGTTCTTTTTCCCACAAATCTCTTGTGCGACTTTCGGGTGTATTAATTCCAAACATTCTTACCCGCTGATGTATCCAGACCTCAAATCCTAAATCGACTTCACAGTCTAACGTATCGCCATCGACAACTCTTTTTAGTTTTGCGTTATATTTATACATTCTATTTCTTCTTTTTAAATGTTGCTACTTTTTTGCTTGGGTTGGCACGTTTACGGCTCACGGCTGATGCCCTTTGCTCTTGGGTCATCTTGTACGCAACTGACTTTGGGACGCACTTTGGATAACCACGTTTGCTTCCCGATGCCGAACTTCTACCGCAAGGCTGAAACTTTCCTTTGACTTTTGGTGCAGATATATCGACCCACGCACCTTTTTTGCCTTTACCAAACCACGAATTTAAGCCACCTCTAGGTTTAGCCATCACGCAGTCCTATACTTTCCACCACGCTTTTTGTAAGTGCGTACTAAATATCCATTAGCGTAAGCACTAGGGTAAACATCAAATTTTCTTTTTGTTTCTGCTTTGACTCTTGCGTAGAGCTTTTTGTTTGTCGGGATTGCCTTTTTCTTTTTAACTGCCATCAGCCAAATCTCCTTTTTTGCGATTTTGGTGGTTGTTTTGTTGAACCGCCTTTTCCACTCCAGAAAACTTTATTTGCCCAATAAGCAGGGGATGTTTTGCCTTTGGCTATGTTTTTCCCATGCCTTGCCTTAAAAGACTTTCTGGCTTCTGGGCTGTAGTTATGACCCATGCCTTGTGCCCCAAATCGCAAAATACGAACTGACCCACCATCCCGAATGGCTACCACAGCTTTTTTTGTTGGATGCTTTGGAGTTCGTTTTGGTTGGTTTAAACGAGTTAGACCCGCTTTACGCAAACGGCTTCGTTCTGCTTCTGATAACGCCATAAAATTTTCCTTCGGTTACACTAGACCCCGCCTAGAAAATTCTTAACAAACCCCGCTTGTTACTCTTTAGTTTCTAATACTGCTTTTTCTCCTGTTAATGTCTCCCACCGCTCAACAATAACATCACAATATTTCGGTTCTAATTCCATGCCGTAGCACGTTAATCCAAGGGATTCTGCTACAATAAGAGTAGACCCCGAACCTAAGAATGGGTCTACAACTGTGCCGTTTTCTGGGCACATAATTTCTGATAAATGTTGCATAAGCATTAATGGCTTGCTTGTAGGGTGGCGACCATCCCGACCCCCTTCATTGGTAGCACATTCGATATAATCATAATTTTCTTTTGATTTTTTTGCGTTCCAAAAATGTTGTGTGCGAAAGGCTATAACAGCTATTTCTGTTGCGTT